TCCGGCGTGTTTTGTAATCGTGCTTGACTACCATGACATCTTTATCAAGTTGTCGCAGGTCCCAAAGTTCTGCAATGTCTCCGCGCACAATCATGTCACCGTCGATGAAGACAGCCCATCCTTCGTATTGCATGAGATATGGCACAAGGAACCGTGTGTAGATAAAGTGATTGCTGCCGTCAGTGTGTGTTTCACTATATTCTCGAAACAAGTTAAGTGCCACAGGCACAATGGCCACAGGCTGACTGCTGTTGCGGATGATTGAATTTACACAGGTATGATATGCAATGGCTTCACGTGGATCATATCCTACAAAAATAGGAATTGGCTTCATTTGCGCTCGATATCTTCTTCTATACAATTTTCCCCAAACTGTATTTCAATAAGTTTAAGTGGTTGATCTGTTTCGTTGCACAGTTGATGCCACTCGTTGCGATTGATCCAACATGACTCATGTATGGTCATGTGGTCCTTCTCGTCTCGATCTGTACTGGAATCCAGTGTGTATACTTTAGCTTCGCCCTCGGCCACAAACCAAAACTCTGCTCGCTTGTCATGTCGTTGCATGCTCAAACAAGTTTTAGGCATGACTGTGAGTTCTTTGAGTTTGGTGTTGGCACCAACTTCGTGTAATACACGATAGTATCCCCAGGCGCGATGTGTCTTGGGCTTTTTCCAATCTTCAAGAATCCATGAACTGGAATTCTTTTTGTCTTCGCCACCTACACCAAACACAAATTCTAAATTGCTATCTACCACATCCATCTCAGGAATGTTTTTGTCAGTACGATCACCACCATTTGCAAACACTAACGTTGCGTCAGGGTAGTGTGCTCGAACCTGTCTAATAAATTCTTTAGCTGAACCATCTGCATCGTCAAATGTGTAAACTTCGTTGATCATGGCAAGATTGTTTATAACGCACAATCTTTCCGTCCAGGGCATGAATGGCCGACCTTTTTTACGTGTGAGCCATTCATCTGAATTGAGTCCCACAATCAGCATATCGCCCAGAGTGCGGGCTGCTTTGAAATAGGCAATATGCCCACTATGAACAGGATCGTATCCCCCAGTGCAAAGTACAATTTTCATTTTTTAATAATCCTTCCTTCTATGTATCCTAGAGGAACGTGGTCAGGAAAAAATGTAGAGCATTTTTTTGTTACAGGGCAATGGTACCACTTTTTTCCGCGTTTACCATTGCCAGCTGCATAGCGGCGGACCGGGTCTTTCATTTGCTCTAGTGTGCTTGTTTTACGCATCTCAATTTGAGCTAGATCTTCAAATTGTTTTTTATTTGCTTGGCGAAGTTTTTCTTTAGTCTCAACAGAGTGACTCTTGCCTAGTAATGGAGGATCTTGAAGCGCCCTTTTGGCTCTCATCTTTTCTCTAACCTCATCAGAGTGTTTTTTTCCGTAATACGGATTATTTTTATCAGACTGATATTTGGAGATATTAGCTTTTGTAGTTGAGATTATAGCAGCATAAGTTCTAGAACTAATTTTGTAACGTTGTTGATATCTGTTTTCTCTGTGAATAATGTTTCTTAAAGCAAAGGACATCTTCATTTTATCTTTTCCAGATGTCATTTTAACCAAGAGGCGGTGACAGATAAAGTGTTCCCTGGCAGTCAGGGCAACAATGTTTTCTTTCTTATTGCTACCACCAAGGCTTTTTGGCACAATATGATGCCGTTCAACATATCCAGTTACTGAATTTTTTTTCCTACACTCGATGATACTGTAGTAACACTTTGAGTATTTGTTATCTATAAACATACTTTCTCCTGTATGTTTATTTATGCAACTTAGGCTCAAAACCACCAGTAACTTACACCTGGATGTCTTCCATGCCAGCAGTTCTTAGGCGTACAATATGCCCCATTTGCCATTGCTTAGAATCTATTCCCTTAAGAATGCCCAACCAGCGATTGCGCAGGTATGCTACTTCGTTAATTATGGTTTCGTAATCAATCACTTCGTCTTCACCATCCACATACTTTTCAGCATCGCGACTGGTAAGCGCACGAGCATAACCTTCCAGATACTTTTGGAAATGCTTTCTACGTATCTTGCGCAGTTGGATGTTAAGATAGTTCAACACAGCTTCAATTTCTTGCAGCTGGTTGTATCTAAACTCGGTAATGCCCGGAAGTGCTGTGATGTTTTTTTCTACCAGGCCGCCAATGCGACAGTCTTTTTTGGCATCATCAAGCTCACGCTCGTAGTGTGCAATGAAGTCTGGAATAGCACCAAGACTAGCAACTACTCGACTATACCACATGTTCTAGCTCCATCCATTTTAAAAAACTTTCTGGAAAAATAGTTAAGTCGATCCCCGGACGCCTACGCACAAATTCTATTAGAAATTCTCGAAGATTGAGTCGTTCCAATTCTGTTGGCTGTTTTTGTATTGATTTGTTTATGGCACGTTGCATGTGTTCTGGTAAAGTTAAAATGTCATTTAGAATTTGTTGTTTGCTAACAGTATCAAGTACATGTGGTGCCATCATGTGAGGTTGGTATACAAACGTTAAATTAATTGGATGCAATGAAAAATATCTTACAAATTCTGAGTATCCAAACACAGTAAGATTGCTCAGCTGCGACTGAAATTTAAATTGAATCCCAGATTGCTCTAATAATTTTATTTTAGCGTCAAACTCATTCCACTTGATGCCGTACCGATTAAATTCCAAATGTCGATCAATGCCTTCGGCACTAACAATTAGCAATAAATTTTTTAACTTGGATAATTTATCGATAAAATTTTTAAATCTACTTAGGCCCACTCCTAGCCCTGTATACATTTCAATTTTTAGCGATGCTGGTAAAGCAAAATTTGTCAGTAGGTCAATCAGTTGATTATCTAACAAAGGTTCTCCACCAGTGACTACTAATGTTTTCAAATTAGACAAATTTAAAAAAATTTCATCTAATAGAGTTCGATAGTGTGTTGTAGACTTTAGTTCTGATTGACTAATTTTTAACAACACTCGATCTTTATTAGTTGCACGAAATCGTTCGTCTGATTCAGAGATATTGTAATCTCCGTTGTTTACAATATCTCTACGCCAGGCACTACTAAATTCTTTGCAACAGTAACTACAAGTTAAATTACAATCTCCGCCTACAGTCAAATCAATGATTTCGGGGTGCGTAATCAGTTGATCGTGTGTTCTTTTTGCTCCGCCTTGGTATAGCCTAGGACTTTGTGCTCCAAAATCCTCAGCACGCCAGCAATTTTGTTCACAGCTATCATTTCGTTGATTGTTGAGCATCTGTTGTCGCTCATTGATACTTGTGTCTGTATTAAAAAGTTGTCCTGGATTATTGTTTAACCAATCAAAATCAATTGGATGTGGAGCTGCGGCGTGACAGTTATAAGTAGTTTTTGACTCAAGGTCTATTTTTAGAAACTTAAACTTGTAAGAACAATAATAGTCACGCTCGGGCCCAGACATCAGTTTTCCCAGTCGTCTTCGTTGTAATCTTCTTCTTCGGGATCTTCTTCTTCGTCGTCTTCTGAGTAGTCTTTGTCGTTGTCAAGGTATGCTGTAAGCGCTCGTTTGATGTCTGAATCGCCTTTGAAAGCGTTGCGAATATCTTCAACGTCACTGTCATTGTCCATCAAGATCTGTACCACAGTTTCTGCTGCTTCCTGGCGATCGACTGTGTTTACAAATCGCTTGAGTTCTCCCCAAATTTCTGCTGCAATTGCTTCACTCATTCTACTTCCTCCTCACCGGTACTTACCTCTTCCTTAATATTTGCAAAGTCTTTCATCACAGTGTCAAGACAGTTGTCGTCGTTGCGTTCCCATGCTTTGCGGAACTTCTTGATGATTTCACCTTGGCTTGTGGTGAACACCAGGCTGTTGCCTTCTTTCTTGAGCAGGCCTTTTTTCTCAATCAAGTCAGTAAGACCTGAGTATGGGCTCATACCTGTTGTGTAAGGAATCTTAACTTGCACACCTTCAAAGGGTTTGGCATAGCGTGTTTTCATTACTTTGCAACCAGCACGGATACCCATGACATCAGTGATCTTGTTGCCGTCCTCGTCCTCTTTCAGTTTCATCTTCTTCATGGCCACAACAATTGATGAGGCGTAAATGAAACCTTGACCGCCGCTGATTTTGTCGTCTGGGTCAAACATATCCTGGCTTGCGTATGTGTGGTTGGTACAAACCAAGCCCACATTGTATGAACCAAACATGTTCACACAGTTGCGCACCAAGGCGGTGAGAGCTTTGGGTTTACGTCCTAGATCACCCTTCATTTCGCCTGCATCAAACTGGTTCACATCAGTGGGCGTCAACAACATGCCCAAGGAGTCAATCACAAACATGACCTTGGGACGCTCGCCATCTGGCAAGGCCTTGTAGTCACTCATGAATGTGGAGATAGTTTTGGCCACATCATCAATCATGGCCATACTCAACTTGAGTAATTTGCTATCACTTGTGTCCACACCAAGTGCTTTGAGCCAATCTTCATCCAGTGCGTTTTCACTGTCAATCAACACCACAAAGATACCTTGCTCTTGTGCGTTCTTCACAATGTTGCCTGAACAAATATAACTCTTACCTGCACCCGAATCACCAGCAAACACAGTTACCTTGCCCAGCGGAATGCCACGGTTAAAGTCTCCTGAGATCAGGTAGTTTAATGCGTAGTTGCCTGTTGAGATCCAGTCTGTTGGATCGTTAAAACCAATCGATAGGCCGTCGATTGATTTGGTAATTTCCTTACGAAATTTTGAGACGTCGAACGGACGATTTGCCATGATAAGTCCTTTTAAAGTTTTCTAAGTATAAATTATTGCTAGTGTTGTTGCAACCTGTATTGTCCCATTTAATGTTTTCTGGGGCAATACTATTCTGATTACACAGTTTAGCAATAATCAATGCCTGTTCCCATGTATCAAATTTGTAGTCTATGTTGATATTATTTGATAAACAGTAAGTTGCGTGTTTAATGTTGTCTAGCCACACCAAGTACTTGTGATTTGCTGTTAGCATAGCTTGATAGAAATTGTCTGACCGTTGCTGATTCCATACCCATCCTAGAGTTTGTGTACATACTTCGAGTAATATATCAATTTTACCATTTAAGTAATTTTGTAAATCTAATATTTTAGATCCCGGAAATACCTGTTGTGGCGGAGTAGTTAAGCAATCGTAGTAACAAGTAGTTAGCCATTCGGCAAGTATATCCTCTGAAGATAGTGCCATAATTGGTTCTTGATACACCAAAAGAATTTCTTTCTGTATTTCGTCAGGCAAACTTGCTATATCGCCAAATCTTAAACATTGTGGCCAAGAAGGGTCTTTATATAACTGATAAAACTCTTGCCATAACTTGACAGAATTAGTTTTTATATTATAGGAAAAAAACTGTACGGCATTATGTAATTCCAGAGTAGCCTTTACCCACTTTTCGTACGATAGTTTGTAACGTAAAATTTCTGTCCAATTATTACAAACAACTTCAACAACACAGATTACATCTGGATTTGGAAACTCAATTAAATGCTGGGCATCAAGCTCAGTATTGTTTAGTCTCCGAATTTTATGTGCATTACCTGTGTTGCTAAAAAAAGTAGCTAGGTCAGTATCAACTCGATTACATGCATACAAGCAATGGGCAAGTATCGAGTTGCCCATGCTTCCATTTCTATAATCGATACAATACTGCACTTATTTTGCTTGTCGAGCGCGGATCATGGCCAAGATGTCTTGGGCATTACCACTTGGCTTGGCTGCTGTGACAGGAGCGGCTGCGGCTGCGGGTTCTTCATCAAATGCATCTTCAGCCGCAGGTGCTGCCGGAGCGGCAACCTTCAGTGCTGGTTTGGCAGCAGGTGCTGGTGTGTCTTCAGCATCACCGGCAGCGGCGCCACCAGGTGCAGCCACGCCAGCTGGGCGGAAGTATTGACCCCAACGTTCAGTGTCGTATGGCTGTCCATCTACTGATGCTTCAAACATCTCTTTGATCACCTTCAGCTCAACATCGCCAGGACGCTTGGGCAGGAATGTGCTCAAGTCATACAAGCCGTGAGTTTCGATTGCAGCCTGTTCGGCTTCTGTGAGTGCTGACTCTTTTCTAGCCCACTTGGAACTGTTGTAGTCAGCAAAGCCACCCTTTTGTGTCTTGGTAATACGGAAATCCAAGCCACGCATCAAGTCAGTTGGCAATTCTTCCAGTTCAGGATCCATCAATGCACCCTTGATTAGAGTAAACAACTGAGGTCCAATGATGAACTTGCGGATGGGATTGTCCGGGGTCTTGTCTTCGGAGATGGGATTCTCACGCACAAAACCTTGGAACAGGTATGAACGCTTCTTCCAGTACTTACGACCCATGTCTTCAAGGCTCTTGTCCTTGAACCAAGTACGAACTTCTGCCAGTACCGGGCAAGCGTCTCCCCACATTTCCACGCAGGGTACTTGTACGAATACTTGTTTTGATTCCATCTCTCCTTTGACGCCATTGAATGGCAGTCGGATCATTGCACGTTCGACCCAGAAAAATGTGTTTTTTGTGTTACCGTCAGGTAGGAAGCGTAGTGTGGCCGATTGACCTTCTTCCATGTTCCAGTGTGGATAAATTGCTCGATCGCCTCCACCTTGGTTTGAGTTGCCTTTTGTGTCAGCTGCCTGTAGTCTTGCTCGGATTTCTGCTAAAGATGCCATAGTTTGTTTCTCCTAAAAAAGTTGCCTATGTGTTGCCTATCTAAAATTAGATCTTTGTTGCCTGTGACGCACAAACAATAAAGCGCATACACCATGTAGTATATGCGCTATTTGCCTTGGTGTCAAGAGTATTTATGATCAAGTTGTTCTAAACTAATAATATCATAAGGCTTTTGCCGAAGTTGTTCCTGATTGTGAACAAACACATCACGATTGGCAACAAACAGTTTGTGCAGTTGTTCCATGTCTGATGACAAGTCTAACAAGTTTCGCATGTAAGCAAGAAATCTGGGTTCTGTTTGTATGTCAGCTGCAACATCGATGTCTTCTATTTCATCCCAACCATAATCTATACCAACGGGCAGTTTCCATCCATCATTCACAAGATTACGATAAAAATGTCTTGGACCAAAATTTATCACAAATCTTCCTTGTATCAAATGGTCATAAGTTTTTTCTGAATAGAGCACATTTGGCCCTTTACACAATGACTCAATTTGTGCTGATATATAGGTGTTGTCAAAATATTTTCTAGCCGGCGGTGTTGCCTGCAACTTAGTCAAATCGTTGATACCGGCCTCGCTAGGTAAACTGGTTTCGGCAGTTTGGCCACTATGATAGCCTGAAAGATGTTTTACCTGATGGTATAAATGTTGTTTTACCCCCCAATTGTTAGTGCCATACAAAGAAAGTATTGCACCTGGTCTCCTGGCCGATTCTATTGGCCATTGATTGTAATTATCAGCACCTAGTTGTTTCCAACATGTTTGTTTGTTGTGATATGCAGATTTGGTTCGATTCCAGTAAAAATCAAAATGCAAAACATTATCTATGCCGGATATGGGTGTTTTGCACGCTGTTAATAACACCGTTGGCATAAGTTTTTGATAATACTGAACTATTGCAAGGCAAGATTGATTAGGTGCCGAAGCAGCGTGAAATATGTCGTAAAAAACTAATTTTTTTACTAAGTGAGATTTCATGTACCGTTTAAGTATTTTAATATCAACCCACCAAAAATTAACCCATAGTTCATGTGATTGTTGATCATGAACTATGGGTAACCATTGAGGAATTTTAAAAATATTAGGATCACTGTCGGGCAATAATGCCACTGCATGCATAATTACCCTGTGTTATTTTAACAAAGCCAATGATTTTATTCTTGCCAATAGTGCATCACCATCTCGTGACTCGTAATAGCTGCCAGTGATAGCGCCATTGTAGTTGATTGGGTCTTGTGGTGCTTCACCAATAACAGGAGCCATTGAACCTGCCACGGTGCCGCCCATGCTTTCCATGTATCCACATTCGGCCAAGCCGTGTTCTGGGCAGTATTCACCTTCCATGGTTGCATTGCATGAACCTTCTACAACCGGTGCGCTCAAGTCTGGCATGGCTTCAACTGTGGCCATTGGATCTGCTTCGGGCATGATCATACCTGAATTGCTTTCGTCCAGACCGGGATTGGTTTGATAGTGGGCGTATGCGCTTGCCACATCACTCATGAAGTCCTCGTCATGTGAAATTAAATTGCGAGCAGCTTTTGGTGTCATACCAATGGCAATCAATTCATGATATACTGCACTGTAGAACTCATTGCTGTTTCTGTCTGTTGCTAGGCCAGGTTTTTCACGGGCCAAAATCTTAGCGACTTTTTCATAGGTGTATTCAGAGTTTTCGTGAATGCGACTTTCGTTTACCGGAACACCAGCGTATTTCAGCATGGTGGCAAGTTCTGTGTTTTCCGCCACTGCCTGTTCTGGAAGATTTGGGCGGGGGTGTTTGCCGCTAATATCTCGAATACTCTGTTTTAGACTGGTTATTTGATCTCTTGATGGCAGGCCTTTTCTTGGTCCTTTTGATACTGGTTCACCTACACCGTACCGGCCAAATCCTTTGACCAACGGATCTGTACGATCATATTTGCTGCCAACTCCGCCCATTCTGCGTTTTTGTCCAGGGTCATTTTCTGGTCTTAGACCTATTTCATATCCGTAGTCAATACTATCGTATTCGTCACTGTCACCTGGTTCTTGTGTGTACAATTTGCCTTTGTATTGAGGATCACGCCATTTAGCAGCTTCTGCCATACCTTGTTCAGGAGCAGTGCCCGGTGCTTGTTGCCCAGCAGCAGGTGCCACTGGCTGTTGTTGTTCAGCGTCGGGTGTAGTATTCAGTTGAATACCAAGTTCTTGCAGTCTAGCCTGCACATCTGTGTCATCCCAACAGTTAGCACGAGGGTCTTGTTCAGCCAAGTCAGCAAGAATGTCAAACAATTTATCATCGCCTATCACATCATACAGTTGTTCTTTGGCATTGGTAGCATCTGGACCAACAATGAGTTCTTGGCTCATGAGTTCATCCAGTTTGGCTTGTGCTTCTGGAGTGTCTGGCAAAGCCCAGGTGCCTTCCATGATCTGGTTTGCCCAGTTTTCAAAAATTTCTGCTTCTTTCATAGCGTTTCCTCGTTGTTGTATTTTGGCCAGTGTGGGCAATGCTGCCTCAATTCTAGCATCTAGTGTTTGTTCAATGAACATGGTCTTGAGATCTTCTACCAGGGCAGTTTCATCTCCAATGTCTGCTGGTGTCCATGATTCAAAATATTGTGCGTACCCACGGCCTGTGGCCATGTGCTGTAGACTTTCACGCAGTTCCAAATAGTAGTGATGTACAGTTTCTACCAGTTCTTGTGTGATGCCTTCAAACACTCGTTGTTGACTAGCTCGGTTAAACCTGCTGAGCACAGCCATTTCGCTCACAATCTCATTGATGTGTTGTCCACGAATGTCGTAAGGTCTGCCGCCTTGCTTGACATGTTCCAACATGGCTCTGCCACCCGACAGTTTCACAAACGGCAGTTTGAATCGTTCACCATCCACTGTTTCAATAAACAAACTTTCCACGTAACGATAGCGTTTGTCATCTTCGCCAATCATGCGGTTGTGTTTGATTACCAAACGGGCTTCTGTTTGCTCGCCCACGTAGCTGACCTTGCGTGTGCCATAGTAGCCTTCAAACAGGCCTTCTTTGATGGCTGCCATACCAGTCATTGTGTGCTTGAGTTGATTGATGTCTTTGGGACTGAATGTGTATCTGTGCTGTGTGGCAAAGTTCTTGAGTTCAGGCAAGAATCCTGTTTCGCGCTCTGATCCAAACCAGTCCAGTTTGTCCTGGGGATTTTCCATGGTTTTACCCAAGTTGTCTCCAAAGAACAACTGCAAGTCGTTGTCGTCGCCCAGCACAATTACCACTGTGCCGTAGTTTTGTCCTGATTTTGCAACCCAGTCAAACGCAAATGTTTTGGCTTCTTCTGGTGAGGAGTCTTTACCCTGTCCGTCGGTGTATTTGACGTCATAGTCTTTGGTTGCCAGCAAGTCAGCAACGTCTTGGGAAATGTTTTCTATAGCCATAGTTTGTTATTTAGCGCATTAGTGATATGAACGGAAACGGCTCAACAATCATATCTCCATGGTCTTTTAGGTGTGAATCCAAGTCTGCATGGTAGGTTTGCAACAACAACAACATACGCACCGCCAGCAAACTGGCCATAACTAGATCGTCAGTTTCTCCAGGTTTGGCAGCATAACTGGTGCCCATGGCCACAAATGTTTTGAGTTCTGAAACCAAGGGCCTTGAGTTGATTTTCATGCGTCCAGATTCCACTAGGATTTTGAACTTGTTGCAGGCTGTGATTTTGCTTTTATTTGTGGTGTTAAAGCCCTTGCGGAATCTGCGTCCTGTTGTGCCTGTCACAGAGTTGTCACTCAAAAAATAGCCGGGAATATTATCTTCACCGTATTCTGCTATGCTGATCAAAGCAGCTTCACCAATGGTGTTGTTTTCCACTGAGTAGTAAATGCTTTTTTCATCTTTGACTACAGCATGTAGTTCTTTCACAATATCTGCTAGAATTCGCACTTGTGTGGGAATGTCAGTTTTGTTGTGACGCCACTCAGCAATCTGATCTGTGGTTCTGGCATCAAACACCTGTATGGCAGCAGGGTCGCCACCTGTGCCCAAGCTGGGGTCTAGTGCCACAACATACATACCATCTTTCACAGGATCCTTGTACCAACGCACTTGTCCTGATCTACGTGCAGGCTCTGTGCCTTCAAGATCCATCAGCTTGATAGGATTGATTAATGTTTCATCATTAATAACAAATTCGCAGTCCATTTCTCTGCGGAAACGCTCGTCGCCCAATTGGGCCAATTGTTCAGACCCCCATTGATCTCCACGTTCGGGATGTTCTCGCCAGTATGATCTAAATGCACGGAATCCGTTAATGCCTAGCTCTGTGGTGTTTCCATGCTCATCTTCTGTCTTGTTGGCACCTTTCCACAAGAACGCAAACTGATCTTCGTCTGAGTTGGGAGTTGATGTGATAATTGCCTTACCGCCAGTAGCCAAAGTAGGTGAGATAGAAGTCCAAAACTCTTTGGCAATTGTAGGGCGCACAAACGCAAATTCGTCAGCATACAACAAGGATATTGACATACCCCGGCCGGTCGTTTCTGTTGTGGTTTGACTCACAATACGTGATCCATTTTCAAACTCTATGGATCCTTTGTTGTAGCTAGTAGCACCTGCTCGAATGTGATTTGGGCACAGTTCGTATGCATAGCGTATGCGTTGCATGATCTCTTGTGCGCCGGTGTATTTGTGTGCGGCAATAAGAATAGTTGAATCTGGCACAAACATTGCATACCATAGTAGGTATCCAGCAGCCGAAGTTGACTTGCCGGTCTGTCGAGGCATTAGTGATATTGAATATCTATAGTTGTGATAGGTATGGATCAGTCGCTTTTGATAGTCAAAAGGATGGTACAGCATCTTGCCGCGTGTGGGATGCTGGATGTAGAAAAAGTTATCCATGAAGTACAGCGGGCCATTCACCGGATCAGCACACAGCGCAAACTCCGTGAGTTCTTGTTCGGTGTATGTTTCAACCCTGTGCGGTGCTTTGACCAGCACTGTTTCTAAATTACTTTTTAGACCAATCATTTATGATTCTTTCTGTGAAAGACTTGTGTCCTTCAGGGCCAGCATGAAAATAGTCTCTAGCGTATTCAGCTTCTTCTCTACTGCGGCTCATCCATGTATCTGCTTCGTACGGTAAAAATGGTATGCCAAGTCTATTGCACAATGCTTCAATGGCCAAGCTGTTCTTTAGATTATTTAACCGTTGATTTTCATCTACACTCATCCATTTTTTAACAAATGCATCCGGATGGTTATCCATTGGCATAATACCTTCAGGTTCTCCAGTGTCTTGATTTATAACAACTTCCATACGACCACGAGGTGGATTTAATAACACTACAAGTTTTGGTTTTAAATGCGGTACCCAATATTCGGCCAGTCTAAAACATCTGTCAGAGCTGCCTCCGCCCCATCCAAAATTACATGCTTTGAGATTTAATGCTTGTGCCAGTCTAGTGGGCCATAAATCTTTGTAGGGCAATCCAATGCCCATGGTAAAGCTGCAACCCAGTGCTACCAAGTTATTATTTTGAGGATCAAAATTATCATCTATTGATTGTGCTCTAAATCCTTGATTGTTAAAGTGGTAGCTGATCCCATCAGGTTTGTCCCACCCTTTTTCTTGAAAGTATGCACGATGTATAGGATCTTGCATCATTTCATTGAATCGGGCTTCTGTGTCAGTTGGCCACCA